GCTGTCGCCGCATGTTTTGAAGCTCCTTTGAGCACGGTTCCTGTTGGTGGATGTGCGAACATAGGAACGTCTCCTCCTGGAAACAATCCGGGGAAGTTTTATCATTATAGTTATGATGTCCAGAGCAATGATTCGCCTTGTGTGATATTGGATACGTTGTTTTCTCAAAACTACCGTCCTGACATGTTTGGTCTTGCGCCTGATGGGTGGATCAAGTGGTTGCGTACTTCTGCATTTAAGGTTATCATAGAAGTGACTGATGATGCTCCTGGGTGTTGGTGGTATCCTGACCCTGACAAGCCTGAGAAGAAGAAGATATTGAATGATTTTCAGTCTTCTCTTGGTGGACAGGTTTTTGCGATCGAGTTTGACAAGTTGTTGACGAAGGTTGCTCCTGAGCAGTTTGGAACTCCTGAGAGTAGGAACTATGTGTTTTACAGCATTGTTGGAATGATGGAGAAGCCTGATGCTGTGGATGAAGACTTTGGAGACAAGATTGATCCGAATGGTAAGCCTGATGATCCTTTCTTTCCTGATGAAGAGGTCGTTAGCAACATTTGTTCTACGGCCGTCACTGCCGGGCATGGATATCAAGCATTGAGCAAGCTCACTGGAGGGTTGAGGTTTCCTGTGTGTCAAGCAGATAAGTTTGATGTTGTGTTTCAAAAGATCGCAGAGTCAATTGATTCGATAACATCTTCAATTTGTACGATAGAGATTCCTGGTGCTGGAAGTGAGGGTCCGATCGACATTTCTACTGCAAAGTTGAAGGTCGGTAAGGTCGGGACTGTTTACCTTACCCTTGTAAAAGATGAGAATTCATGTACCGGAGCTCCTGATGAATATTACGTCGATGAAGTTGGAGGTTTTGTTGCTTTGTGTCCTGAAGCATGTAAATCTATAAAGTCCTCATCTGAAGAGATATCGTTGACTGCGGGGTGTGTACCTTTTGTAAAATAAGTTGTATGTTGAAGATAAGGAAGAAGTTGATTTTAGAGTCTGTAGTTAAAGCGAATGAGATACATGTCTTCGATTTTGATGACACGTTGGTGAACACTGGGTCGATGATTCACATCACTTCTGAAGATGGTGAGACATTTTCTTTGACGCCTAAGCAGTACGCGATGTATACTCCTGATCCGGGTGATTCTTTCGATTTTTCTGATTTCGAGGGATTGATTGATCCTCGGCCTGTGAACAACACAATGTTAAAGTTGAAGATGGCTGTTCGTGACGTTGGAGTTAGGAATGTTTTTATTTTGACTGCTCGTGGAAATCCTGTACCTGTTAGAGAATTTTTACAAAGCCAAGGAGTCCCTGACATTCGTATCTTTGCTGTTGGGTCTAGTAATCCTCAGGCCAAAGCAGATGTGATTGAAGACGAAGTTTTATTGCGCAAGATAAAGAGAGTTTATTTCTATGATGATTCAGTTAAAAATATCATGGCAGTTAGAGCATTGAGACAAGATTTGCCTGAATCAGAGATCATTGCTGTAAAAGTTGGATGATTGTTGAATCATTCATTCGTTGTAGTGCAAAGTTTTTATCTTCAGCTGTATGGTATGAATCATGGCGCTAGGTATTTGTTGTCACTGGCTTGATGAACGCAAGATTCAAAGGACCGGTCGGACAGAGCAGTACAATGCAATGGACGAACGAACTCTTCAACTAGGTAGATATCGAACAGGAAAATATACTTCAGAGCAGATTGCTGCAACGTATGAGCATAATGTTTCTGCATTGAATTTGATGTTGCCTCGAATCGTTAAGTCAGGAATTTCATTATTTAGAATTTCTTCCGCGATGTTTCCGTTGGCCGATCAAGTTGATCCTTCGTTGTGGCGAGGAAACGAAAATCTCTCTCGAGCTCTTGCCCTTACCGGTCAAATTGTAAGAGAAAACAAGATGCGTGTGACGACTCATCCTGGACAGTTTTGTGTGTTGTCTTCTGATTCTGATTCTGTCGTGCAGAAAGCAATCACAGAGCTTGAAATTCATGCATGGATGTTTGACATGATGGGTGTGGACAAGAGCCCAAGGTATGCGATCAATATTCATGGAGGAAAGTCTGATCGTGCTGATCAGCTGTGCCGGCGGATTGATGCTCTTCCTGACAATATTCGTTGCAGATTGACTCTAGAGAATGATGAAATGTCATATTCTGTTGTCGACCTGTTGGGTGTGCATCGTGAGACGGGCGTTCCTGTCGTTTTTGATACGCATCATCATGTCTTCAATGAAGATTCCTTGTCAATGGAAGAAGCAATGTTTGCAACGATGGAAACGTGGCCGAAAGATGTTCTTCCTTTGCAACACATCAGCAATACTGAACCTCATTTGGTAAACGGTAATTTTGTGGATCGACGAAAACACAGCGATATGATTCATTATGTTCCAGACTGTCAGTTGAGATTGCTTCGTAGTCGATCAATTGATGTTGACGTTGAAGCAAAGCAGAAGAATATTGCGGTCTTTGATATGTGCAAAAATTTTGATATTCCATTGTGAAAATGATTACTATTTGTTGTGCAAAGAAAAAAGATATTTGTTAAAATTATAAAAGGAGTCCGAAAGGAAAAAAACATATGGGTAAGAAGAATAAGAAGAACAAGAAGAGTGATGTTGAGATGATTGAGAATGAATCAGAGATGTACTCAGATCATGGTGGTTATGTTGATGAAAGTCCGATTCCATATCCTCACAAACTTGAATGTGAAGTGTTGGGTACGATGGATGATGACGATCTGTATCGGTTGGCTCGATCATTGGATGATTCAATTTCTAAGATTTCTCGCATGAGTCTTAATCCATATCCATGGGAGGTTGAGCTTTGTTATGTTCAACAGGAAATGCAGCTTCGTTCAATTCGTAAGTCTACGCATGCAGAGTGGATAAGCAAGCTTCCTGCCGTGGAGGCAGATTGACATGGAAATGATTGAACAACAAGCGAGTTTGAAAAAGCCCAAGTTAAAGAAGCAGCCGTCTTCAGATGAAGATCGTAGCGGAATTGCGAATTATCTAACATCTTTGAAGAAATATCCTCAACTGTCTCATGAAGAGATGGTAGAGTTATTTAAGAAATATGAACAAGGTGGATCGATTGCTCTAAAAGCGAAGAAGAAGCTGGTCGAATCGAATCTCAGGCTGGTTGTTTACATTTCGAAACAGTATAAGGGATACAATATTCCATTGGAAGACTTGATCCAAGAAGGAAATCTTGGATTGATGAAATCAATTGAAAAGTTTGATTGGACGAAGGGGTTTAGATTTTCGACATATGCTACATGGTGGGTAAAGCAAGCGATCGGTCAGTATATTTTAAAGCGAAAGCGGATCATTCGAATGTCTGCGCATGCTGTCACCGCACAGAAGAAGATGGCCGCTGCTGCCGAAGAATATAGACAAATGATGGGGTGTGACCCTACAGATGAAGAATTGAAAGAGATGACCGGTACGTCGAACGCTGTTTTCAATGCGACGAATTTTTCAGGAAAGAGGATCTTATCTTTAGATCAGCCTTTGTCATCAGAGCCTGGATCTGATACTTTGGAAGATAAGTTGATTGATGATAGAAACGTTTCACCATTAGACATAATTTCTTCTCAGCAGTTGATGCTCATCGCAAGATCTGTTTTGGAGCAGTTGAGTCCTAAAGAAGCTGCTATTTTGCGCTTGCGGTTTGGTCTTGTCGATGACGTGCTTGAAGATTCGCAGTATGATATTACGCATGAAGACATGAACTTGATTGCATCCGGTCAAGGATTAAAATGATTTTAAAAATTGTTTTATGTATATTTGTTGTTCAAATTGTTATAAATTTTCTACAATATGTTTCATTGAAAAAAGCCATCTTAGATGTCAGGAAGGAAATTCCTATCGATGCGCACCAGCAGCAGATGTCGCAGATTGAAAATGATTTGAACATGAGATTAAGAGAAATTCAAACGTCACAATTTTCGCCTAGAATGTCTACTAGACCGATGATCAGGCTTGTAAAACAAGAAGGAGATGACTGACATGATGAAAAAAGGAAAAAAGTTTGAATCAGGATATGCAACCGTTGATGATGGCATAAATTATAGAGATATTGCAGATACAATGACAGACATTGGATATACAATGAATCATTCTTCTGCAAGGAATTATGTGCTTAGGGTGATGAGAAAATTTGCCGAAGCAATCGCCGATCAATATGACATTGATATGTCCGATGAGAAATTGGAAGACGTGGCACGATCGCCGATGTTCCAGAGTGGAATTGCACAGCTTCTTCAAGACATTGAACATACAAGAAAGTGTTGAGAAATGAAAGCGACAAAATATCAAAAGAAATCGCAAATTAGATTAGAAGATCTTCTAAGGAAGAGAAAGACGAACTTAAATCAATTTATTAAGGATAGGGGAATCACAACTTATGAAGGTCTAGATACTCTTTGCAAGAGGCTAGGCGTTTTAACTCCTAATCAAGATTCTTTTTCTCAGTGTGTAGAGAAATACGTTTCAAATCCTGCAGCAGGTGTTGTCGTAATACCTCCACCTGTCGTTTTAAATGAAGCAACTGGTGAGCCTGAAAATGATGATGAAGATACATTCGAAGATCTTCACCCACAAATTTCAATATCTGATGATACGGAATCAATCGTTTTAAAAGAAGCAACAGCAGTCAATGATAAGTTGTTGACGAAAAAACAGCGAAAGCAGCTTAAAAAGCAGCAGCAAAATACAGACATCAACTGATATAATAAAAGGGGAGAATTATTTGAAATGAAGAGAGTCGTTGTTTATGATTATGAGCAAAAGAAGCCGAATGTTTCATCAGAACATTCTGACAATCTAAAAAAGTCTAAAAAGAATGAAGATGCTTGGTCCGTTGAAAAACGAAAGAGAGCAATGAAGACGATTGAGAATGCGGGGGTTTTGAGTGATATTGTAAAATCTATCGAGACTTTAAAACTAAAAAATTCTGATGAACCAATCTTACGAGATGCTGTTGAGAAGATTTCTTCTATCGTAGAAGAAATGAAGCTTGATTTCAAAAAAGATTATTGGGAATGATATCGGTGCAAAACACCATCAGAAATTGATATAGTTTTTCTATGCCGACTGTCATTGATGTGCTTGAACAGTTAGAATCTAACAATTCTCGTCTTTTTAAGGAAGAACTCCTTGGATCACAGATCAGTAATAGTCTTCTCAAGAAGGTCTTTGTTGCAGCTGGCGATCCGTATATCAACTATTACGTGAATAAATTCAAGATGCCCAAGGCCGAGGGACTTGGTGCCGATGATCTCGTTCTAGAGCATTTTCTAGAGGATATCTATGAAAAGTTGTCCACACGCAAAGTGACCGGCAACGCCGCCAAGGACCTCGTCGTCCGGCTCTTCACGGACATGACAGGCCCGCAACAGAAGTGGTGTCAGAGGATCCTCCTGAAGAACCTTCGGTGTGGCGTCCAATCCACCACGGTCAACAAGGTGTGGCCCGGTGCAATCGTTGGATTCTCGGTTCAACTAGCCGAGACTCTAGAGACTCGGTACGAGGACGGTAAGGGAATCATCATCTGCGAACCTGTCATGTACCCGACGTGGGTCGAACCGAAGCTCGATGGTCTTCGTTGCGTCGCAGTAAAACATTCGGGTGAGGTAACGATGTTTACCCGTAATGGCACAGTTCTTGAGACCCTACCTCGGATCAAGTCTCTCCTCGAATCGGCTTCGTGGGATGAGTTCATCCTCGATGGGGAGGTTATGGGCGAAACGTGGAATGATTCTGCTTCGGTGGTCATGTCCCATAAGAAAGGAAAGGACGACTCGAAAATGATCTTCCACGTCTTCGATGCACTACCGTTCGAGGACTGGCGAGATCAGGAGAGCCACCTCGACCTCGAGGACAGGTTGGAACTCGCCAAGGAATTGGTGTCGCAGGTCGGAGACTCGGCAGTGGTCCAGGTTCAAGGTCGACTAGCTAATGATCAAGAGGAGCTTCTCGCCGCCTACCTCCACGACACCGACGCCGGTTACGAAGGTGTCATGGTAAAGGATCTCGTCGCTCCATACATCTTTAAAAGATCTTCTAATATTCGCAAACTAAAACCAATCAAGACATTTGAAGGAATTATCGTGGGCCACTACGAAGGCCGGAGAGGCTCCAAGCGTGAGGGCCTGTGGGGCGGCTTTGAGGTCGTCCTGCCGAACGGTGTGGTGACCCGGGTGGCCGGTGGTTTTACCGACGCGCTGAAGGCCGAGATCAACCTTGACCCAGACTCGTGGGTCGGCCGGATTGTTGAAATGGAAGGACAACCAGATCCGCAGACTGGAGACGGATTGACGAAGGATGGCAAGGTTCGGTT